CCTGGCTTATACCGAGACATCGCGTTAAAATGGAGTCCATCACACGTAAACACAAGCTAGTTGCAGCTGCTTTGGTTGCGGCGGCTGTCACCCCTTACTGCTGGCGAGCTGTAAAAAGGTACTTGCATGAACGACGTGCGAACAAATTGGTGGGCGATTATCGAAACCGGGATAATGATTTTGATCTCGAGCTCTTAGTAGACGGCCACACCACCGTCGAATTGGAGCCTGAGGTCAAAGCGGCTAGGGAGTGGCGAAGGATCCCTCGTCGTCGGTTAATCGATTTATCCTTCGGTCTGGCAGCGGAGGCATACGAGAAATTCGGAAAACGGCGTATGTCCGCGGCGAACATCCTGGTGACACGTAAATGGATGTTTAAGAGGTTGTCAGAATATCAATCAATCCGTACAATCGACAGGTGTGAGATCATTGAAAGATCGTTACAGTTGTCTTTTGTAGCACCATTTGAGATTGAGGACTTTGCAGACACGGAGGCATTTAAGACCTCCGAGTATGCAAGTCACAGTCTTTAATGGGGCCCCGTGACGACCACTGGGGTGGACGCACCCAGGAGTGTAGCTCCTGACCACCCCAATCTGCAGGTGCGACGTCATGTGGGGATTGTTAAGGAACGGCATCTGGTGAGAATGTCGAACCTTTCGCCGGAGATTGAACTTAACGGGTTCAATAACAGTATAGACACACTCGAGCGGGCTGTCAAAGAGCGAGTTTTCTTTGTCAAGGAAAAGGGGGAGTTCGTTCCTCCCCCTCAGCCTGCACCAGGTCATTTTTCTAGATGTCTTAGTGATGTCAAGAAATTGCTTGAACGTAAATTGCCACGCACCACCCCGATGGACTCCGCATCTTTTGTGGAGTTGTACACGGGCCGGAAGCGAACAATCTACCAGAAAGCGCTCGAGAGTTTGGATGTGTACCCAATAACTCGAGCTGACGCTGAGGTGTCTGTGTTTGTTAAGTATGAGAAGACGAACTTCACGAGTAAGAAAGACCCTGTACCAAGAGTCATTTCTCCTCGTTCGCCACGATATAATATTAAAGTGGGAAGGTATCTCAGTAAATTTGAGCCGTTAATCTTCAAATCGTTATCCATGTTATTCGAAGGCCAGCCTACGGTCTTCAAGGGTATGGATAGTCATACCAGTGGGCGCAACATGTACAAGTTGTGGACTAGCTTCTCTGATCCTGTTGCTGTTGGCCTGGACGCGTCCAGGTTTGACCAGCATGTCAGCGAAGACGCTCTTAGGTGGGAGCACGACATTTATAAGAAATGCTGCTCCTCCAAGGGCGACCGCCGGAGGTTAGCCCGTTATCTTGAATGGCAAGTTGCCAACAAGTGCGTTGGAAGGTGCGAGGATGGCAGTTTGTTTTATACCAAGGTGGGTGGTAGGATGTCGGGGGACATGAATACCAGCCTAGGCAACTGCATCCTTATGTGCTCGATGATTAAGGCGTACTTGATGTGCCGAGGTGTGCGGGGTTTGTTGGCTAATAATGGCGATGATTGCGTTGTTTTTATGGAACGACGGGATCTGCCAAAATTTTCTCGAGATTTGGATCGGTGGTTCCGGGACTTAGGCTTCAACATGACTGTTGAAGCCCCCGTGTATGATCTTGAGAAAGTGCAATTTTGCCAAACTCAACCCGTGTTCGTCGGCCCCATGGACAATGACTATTTGATGGTTCGCGATCCCTTGGTTGCCCGCGCGAAAGATGTTGTGTGTCTGCAGCGTTATGAGACAGAGCATGAGATTCGCGGGTGGTTGCGAGCTGTCGGCGAGGGCGGACTAGCCATGAGTGGAGGTGTCCCTGTTATGCAGTCCTTTTACCGGTGTCTTTACGATGCTGGTGAGGAAAGCAACATTAAACATGGCCACTCGTGGGGTGTTCGTAAACTAATCGGGAACTTGCATAGGAAGGAGGGCCCAATCTCTCCCGAGACGCGTTGCAGTTTCTGGCTAGCCTTTGACATTACCCCTGATGAACAGCTGGCTTTGGAGCAATATTACAAGGACCAGGTTTTTGGACCCAATGTTGGTTTTGTTCGGCATTGGAGTGCCTGCCCCTTGTAAATTGGGTTGCTGGATGTAATTGCCCAAAACGTTAGGAGCGATCCTGTAAATATTTACGTGCTAAACAAAACG